TCACTCGATCTCGTAAATAGCGGCATTCTCATCCGGATCCCGCAGCCCCTTGTATGACGACTGCCGCAGCTTGCCGTCACGGGTCCAGGCGCGATATTCGACCTCGGCAACCAGCGTCGGCTTCACCCAAACGATATATTTGCGCCGACCTGAATATTCCACAGGCGGTTTCTTCACCTTCAGCTTGTCGAGAGATTCGCGGAGCTCATGCGCCGTTCGTTCATTGAAGCCGGTCCCGACAGAACCGACATAGACTAGCTTTCGGCCGTGGCGCGCAGCAAGCAGCAGTGAACCGATGCCAGCACGCGCAACAAAGGAATGCTCATAGCCGACGATCGCGAAGCCGTCGCTCTGAACGCATTTGATCTTCAGCCAGTCGCCAAGGCGCCCAGATCGATAGGTGCTCTCCCGGTCTTTGGCGATGATGCCTTCAAGCCCGTGGTCGCAGGCAGCAAGAAATAGGCGGTCTCCGTCGGCTTCGATCTCTTCAGAAAGCCGGATGACGTCGTCCCTGCTCTTAATCAGCCCTTCCAGGAGATGCCGCCGCGCGGTGAATTCCAACTGCCTCAGATCCCGACCATCGAAATAGAGAAGATCAAACGCCATGAAGATCGCTTCGTTTGAGGTCCGCGTTCCACTGCGGCCACCGAGCGATTGCTGTAGCAGTCCGAAATCCGACCTGCCTTGCTCATCGAGTACGACCGCCTCCCCGTCAATAATCGCCGTCGCAACGCCGAGCTTCTTGGCCGCTTTTGCAATCGCCGGAAAACGATCCGTCCAGTCATGGCCACCCCGGGTGATGATGCGAATGCCCTTCGGCTCGATGTGTACGGAAAGGCGATAGCCGTCCCATTTGATTTCGAAGGCCCACTCCGGCCCTTTGGGCGGTCTTGACTTTAGCAGCGCCAGGCACGGATCTATGCGGTCTGGCATGGGATCGAGGGGAAGGTTCGGCTGCGCCGGATCGCGTGGCTTGCGCGGCCGGGATCGAAGCGGCGCATCGGATTCGCTGAGAAGCGGTTTTGATTTTGGCGGCTTCGTCATCGAACGGCTTGACCCTACGCTACGCATGCGCCAATTCATATGTAGCTCGGGCGGGAGCTTTCCATAATCCTTTCGACATGCGGCGGTCGATCCTTACGAGGAACGAGCATGAGCCGATTTGTTCAGATACCGGATTGGACGCCGGGATATATAAACGTCTGTCCGCGCCACATTGATATCCTGGTGGAATGCACAGCCTGCGGAGAGACCCGGGAGTTTCAGCGGGACAGGCTCTCCATGGCGATGCGGCACGCGCTTATCGCCGACATCGAGAAGCGGCTGAAATGCACGTCTTGCGGGGAGAAGGCGGGTAAGCTGCGGTTTGGCAGCTATGTCACGGCGATCGGCGATGGCTCTTGCTCTTCCCAGCGCACCGAGTAAGGCTAATGCGCAACACTGACACGAAGGAACAAGATCATGTCCCAATTACAGGACCTGAAGGGAAAGCGGCATATTTTCCAATTTTACATCGACAAGGCAGTCGCGCGAGCCGCAAAGGCCGCGGAGGATCGTGACTTCGAGCTCGCTGATCTTCTCGGCAGTCTCGGCAGCATCATTCGCGAAGACATTCAGGTCCTCGACGATGAAATTGCTGATCAGGAATTTGAAGCGGTCGACTAGGAACATTCAACCGCCTCGGATGTTCAGTGGAATGGATCGTGCGGCCGCAGATCTCCTGTAACCCGTGCTTCGCCCTTGCACGTGGCTGTGCGATCCGCCTCGTTTCTTCGCGCATCGGTATGTTAGTGTACGGAAACTATGATCCCTCTCTGGAAAGGCGAGCTGATGCAGCCCATCATTTACGGACTTACATTCTCGCTGCTATCGTGGATGTTTTTCAACGTCGAGCCTGTCTTTGATACCAGTTGGTTCAACGAGCTGGCGGGCCTATCAAAAACTGAATCTGCGATTGTGGGTATGTTCTTTTTTAGTAGGCATCCAAATTGGTGGCGTTGCTAAAGCGCTTTCCGAAATTGCTGCTGCTCACGACAGGCTTGTTAATAAGGTTTATGGTCGCGAGGATTAGTCAGTGGGGCATGGAATTGAGACGATCTCTGTTGCGCCGTTCTTCAACGTCCAAGAATGACCGCGCCGATCCGCCGGATCGCGTCTGCGAACGTAACGCCCATCGCCATCCCGCCGATCCCGATGACCGCGAGCGCGCCGATCCCCATCAGCTTCCACCGCTTGACGTCATCGGTAACCGGCCGCATTTCCGAAATGTCTTCCTGAACCGCCGCGACGGTACCCTCTACCTTGCCGACGCGATCGACCAGCATATCCATGCGCTGATGCATGGTGGCACGGCTACTGTCTGACTTGATCTCTGATTGACGAAAGGCATCACGAAGGTTGCGAATTTCGGCAAGCACTTCCCCCATCTGCTGGTGCATCCGGGGATCAAATTCCGTTGGCGTCACGTCCGTCCCCCTTTTGATCTTTCATGCAATGTTTCAGCGCCGGCCGTGAGCGCTGCATTCGGATTGCGTCCAGACACCTGCCGCGCAAACGCCGGCCGCGGTGTCGTCAATCGCTGCCTGGTCCTTCGGAGTCGCGCCTTTCGCGCCAATTAACGAAGTGCCGACAATTGCCCTAGCCGTCTGTCTGAGGTTCTGGCTCGATACAGACACTCTTTGCGAAGTCGTACAGGCCGCCACGCTCAGAGCACAGGCGACGACGGACGCGAGCTTGATCAGCTGCATTGCTCAGTTCTCCGATTGCTTTGTTTGTTGCGGCGGTGAGTTCTGCCGCCTCCAGATCCCGGCCATGCTTTTCAGCCGCGGGGAGCCAAACGAGCGCGTTCAGCGTCGCGTACATGGCAAAGGTCACGAGAGCGCCAAGGGCCGCTCCCGCGCCAATCTTGAGCCATTCAGGCAGCAGCTTGAGCATCGATCTTCACCTGCAGATCGAGGGCGTCGGCGCGTTCGGCCTTCCGGCGCGATGCGTACCAGCGATAACCGAGACCCCCGATCGTGAGTACGGCACCGATAATGATCAGCCCGGCCACCACCTTGCCGATGAGATTGCTCGAATAGCTGAGTGGCGTCAGCTGGTCCTGAACCTGCTGGAGAGTGGCAGCAACACCGCCAGAGCCGACGCCGCCGCCAGTGGTGGCATCCGCGACCGCGAGCGTCGGAGCGGGCTTCGCGTCCGAGATGAACGCCTTTGCATCGCCGCCGACGACATACTGCACTTCAGGACCGACAGAACCGGTCGCCCATGCTTGGCCGACAGCTCGCACGCCGTTGACGCGGGCCGTCCATCCCTTGCCGAAAGTCTTCCACGTCTTCAGCGCCCGCAGGAAGGCCATGCGACGATCACAGATGAGACCGACGAATGCGTCATTGTCGTTGACGCCAGAGAGCGCCAGGAGCGTCCCTTGGCCGAGGATGCCGTCGATGCCGCCCTTGTACAGACCGAGCGCCTGAAGCGCGCGCTGGAGCCATTTGACGGATTGTGCAACACCGGAATTCACAGCGCCATCAAAGACGACGTAGGAGACGCCAGCCGGGAGCTTGTCGCCCTTGATCTCGTTCCAGTATTTCTTGCGATAGAGCACTTCCAGCTCTGCGTCGCTGATGCTCTTCACAGACTGGGGCATCAGACCGACAGAGCGCCGATATTCGTCATAGACGCGCTGCGTGACGCCTTTCATGGTCGCGCCGCCTGGATCTTGCGGATGGTTCGAGAAGCCGCCTTCGTGCACGAGCACCTTGGCGAGCGAGCGTGCGAATTCGTTTGCATGGTCATAGACCGGCATTGGGCACTCTCCGATGTATTGAGGTTAGGCGGGAATGGAAAAGGCCCGCCGAAGCGAGCCTTATGCATCTTATTGAATGGAAGGAGCGTTACTTCTTGTCGCGATCGACGTGTGAAAACAGGACCACCGAGCCCTCTGAGTGATGAGGGTCATAAGAGAAATCCCTCGAATGGAATATCTCGAACAAGGCTCTCATTCCTCGACGACCCAAAATTTTCTGATGAACCTCGAGATAGACCTTTTTAACCCCCGTCAAATCGGCGTTTTTGAATAGATTCAACTCTCCACCCTCAATATCGCACACGATCAAGGTGGGGCGAAGATTCGTGATCACGTCGTTAAAGGAATCGATTGCAACTTTTTCAACCCGGATGGCGTCTGCGATCGGCGAGAGAGAGGACGCCCAAAAGTCCTTATGGACATAAAAGTCCATTGCAGGCTGGTCTCTGTAACCAGTCGCCAAAACAGCATGCTGAAGATTCCACTTCGCGAAGTTCTCTCCAACGTTTGCTTTTACAGTGTCCCTGATAATCGGGATGAGAGCGCTATTCGCCTCGTAAGAGACAACCTTTTTCACCAGCGGGTTATTTGCAATCAAGCTGGCCATGAAGCCAATGCCCGCGCCAATCTCCAATACAACCTCGCCGTCCTGAATGATGCGCTGAAGCTGTCGCGCCTCCTGCAGTTCGTAGCGCTTCTCCCGGATGACCTTCATCATGGTTTCCGACATGTATGACGGGTCAATTTTCAGCTTGACGCCACAGTGCTCAACAGTTTCCAACTTTTGCCCCTTTTGATCAAAACGTTGGAAAACGGATAATGGCAACAGTTCTGCATGCAAGCAAAAACTGAATGGGATTTCGTCGTATTGCGTTCCCCCCACTCATTTCATAGATTGCCCAGCCTTCTATGGCCTATGCGTGCCGCCGACCAAATGACGGGAAAATACCTTCTTGAGAAACAACATAATCTGGGCGCTTGATCGAGTATTTATCACTCCGCTGGAGGCCGCCATTATGGCGACAGGGCGGCGCCCATTCTGGCTCAGATCCAATCCGATCGAAAACCGAATCTCACTTGTCGTTCCTTGCTATAACGTCGCCAAGTACATTGATCAGTTCATGGCATCGATAACATCACAGACGACCGGGTTAGAGGGCGTAGAAGTTCTGCTCATCGACGATGGGTCTACGGATTCAACGCCCGACATCGCGAAGAAGTGGGCATCTCGTCACCCGCAACACATCAAATACCACCGTCAAGAAAACCAGGGCCTTTGCGGCGCTCGTAACACTGGCTTAAGCTTGGCGACAGGGGACTGGATATCGTTTCCTGATCCCGACGATTTCGTGAACCATAGATACCTGCAGTTCGTGGATCGAGCGATCACAGAAGGATCCAGCAAAGACGCGTCTCTAATATGCTGCAACTTCATTCGCTACTATGAAAAGTCGGGCAACAAACGAAATGACCACGGTCTAAAGTTTAGGTTTGGAAACGGCCGCAAGTGGCTTCGCGCCGCCGAACTGGGCGATTTCATGCAACTGGCGATCAATAGCGCCTTCCTGCGGCGGACTGATGTTATTCGGCTTGGGTTGACCTTTGATAAGAAGATTGTTCCTGGCTTTGAAGATGCAAACGTCGTGAACCGCTATCTGATCAACCTCCCGGAAACACGCGTGGCCTTCTTACCCGAGGCTAAGTACTATTACCGCAAGAGGGCGGATGAATCGTCGCTGCAAGACACGGCTCGCACTAAGAAGGAGTTCTACCTGAACCAGCCGAAGTATGGATGGCTATCCTTGCTTGCCGATGCGAAAGAAACTCGCACGGAGATACCGAAGTTCATCCAGCGTACAGTGCTGTATGATACAATCGGCCATTTCAGGAGCCATCTGAAGCGGCCACAGGCGCTAGGTATCCTCACGGCCGAGGAGAAGGAGCAATATAAGCAGACAATGGCTGATGCCATGGCGTACCTCAGCCCCGAGTTGGTCGAAAACACAGAATTGCCGGGGCTATATGAGGATCTGCGAGTCGGGATATTGAACCTCTATTTCGGAGAAAAGAGAGCCTACACCAACGCATATATCACCCGCTACGACGACCAGAAGAACATGATGCGGATATCAATGTACACGGCTTCCGACGCCGTGAACCCGGTTATTCGCAATGACGGTTTCGAGGTCCACAAGTCTCATTTGAAGATCATTCGAAACACCTTTGTAGGCGACACGTTCTTCTACGAGATCGCGTTTTGGGTTCCGGTTGTCCCAGGTCAGTACACTATCGAGTTGGAAGAAGGCGCAGCGCAATTCCGCCTCGTCGGGAAGTCCTTCAACACGGGTATCACCACGAAGGAAATTCTCGCGAAGTTCGGTAAAAAGCCGACGCACCAGGGGATAAAGGCTCGTCTCGCCGCCCGGTTCAATGATGCTTGGCTCCTCATGGATCGCATCGACAAGGCTGACGACAACGCGGAGCACTTCTATCGGCATCTTATGAACAAGAACGATGGCGTTAGGTATTATTTTGTTCTGAACAGAGATTCCCCAGACTGGGAGAGGCTAAAGCGCGAAGGCTTCAACTTGATCGCCTTTAAGTCTAGGCGTCATCTAGCCGCCTTGCAGAGGGCGAAATACCTCATCAGTTCGCACGCCGATGCGTATATCCGCAAGCCATTCTCGATAGCCCAACTCCGTGATGCAAAATACAAGTTCCTGTTCATTCAACACGGCGTCACCAAAGACAATCAGTCTGAGTGGTTTAACCACATCATGCCCGCCCTCCTAGCGACCGCTACCCCGACCGAGCATGAGAGCATCGTCAATCCGCATTCGGATTATCATCTGTCTGACAAAGAGGTTTTTCTGACTGGCTTTCCGCGCCACGACGCCCTGCTGCAGCTCAATCAGGAACGAAAGACGATTTTTGTCATGCCAACGTGGCGCGAAAATCTCGGCGGTAAAGTCATTCTCCCCGGCGTTCGCGCGTTGAAGCCGGGATTTGAGGTCTCGGAGTATGTTACGCGCTGGTCTGCGTTGATCAACTCCGATCGGCTGCACGATCTCGCGATGAACCACCAACTGCGGATCGTCTTCTGCCCTCACCCGAACCTGGCGAAGCACTTGGATGCATTCAAGCGGCCGCCCTACGTCGAAACCGTGTTTGTCGATCGTATTCAATCGCTGCAACCGCTCTTCGCTGAGATGGCTGTCATGGTCACAGACTTTTCGTCTGTCGCCTTCGACGCCGGCATTCTGAATAAGCCGGTTGTCTACTATCAGTTCGATCGGGACGCATTCTTCTCCGGCCACATCTACCGGACAGGCTATTTCGACTATCATGAGCATGGCTTCGGCCCGGTCGCTCTCGAAGAACCAGACGTCATAGATGCCATTGAGAAAGCCATTTCCGGTTCTGAGGCTCCGCAATATGCAGAACGCCGTCGAGAGACATTCCCCTTCAGGGACGGCCGTTCAAGTGAAAGACTATATCAAGCGGTTCTGTCTTTGGACTGAGGGCTTTGACAATGCCGACGTGTGTTGTTGCGGATTGCGATAGACCAGCCGTTGCAAAAGGCTGGTGCAGCATGCATTACCAGCGCTGGCGTTATCACGGCTCCGTTCATGGCAGCGCGAACACAAAGAAGAGTGAAGCACTCGCTTTTCTTCGCGATGTTGCCATGAAGGTAGAAGCCGATGTCTGCCTCATATGGCCTTATGCGCACAACAAAGATCGGCCGGTTGTCACGATCGACGGCAAGTCGATATACGTCAGGGTCGCTGTTTGTGAAGCCGTCCACGGCCCAAGCCCCTCAGCCAGACAGACCCCGGATTCCGTTTGCAAGAACCCCAAATGCGTTTCCAAGCGTCACCTATTCTGGAAGCAAATCCATACCGGCGGATCAATGACGAAGGTAGATGGAAGCGATAGAAGGCAGATTCGCAAGCTCTCTAAGACGAAAACGCAAACCGAGATCGCCGAGTGGTTCGGCTTAGACCACTCGACGGTCTCTCGGATTCTCAACGGCAAGCGGCGTTAACTCTTATTTTCAGCTTCGGTCTTGGATTCGGCCGGTTGTTCAAGCTGAACAGGCTGCAACTGCCCCAAACCAGCCATCAGGCCGGCGACCTCGCGATAAGGCTTGGTGGAAAGATAGTTGAAAACTGCGTTGGCGAGTTCTTCGTTGATGATGAAGTTTTTCATTCTTATGCTCCTATTAGTCCGTGAGAGATGAGGTCGTCGATAAGCGCTTTCACATGCTCCGCCAGAACGGGGAGCGTCACGCTGCCCGTTGCGAAAGTCGTTCGAGTGGGGGTGCCCGTCGCGGCTGCCCACCCGGTTTTACGGGTGTCCACAACCTGCACTCCGTTTCTGTTGTATGGGAGCAGTGAGTTTACGATCGAACTGCTGATCACAAGCTGGTTCACGCCAGCAATTCTAAGGCGCAGCTGGTCGTTAGCGTGGTTGTACGTGACCCCGCCCTGTTGCTGAACAGCTGTATCCCCGAAGTAAATGCCGCCGATGCTGTTATCAGGTGTGATAACCAAGAACCCGGTGTGCGTATTGCTTTCCAGCAACGCACCACCAGCCGTCACATCAACCGAATAAGCCAGTGTACCTGCAACTCCGCCGACCCGGAGATCTAGAGGAGCCTTTAGTGCATCTTCGACGGGGACGTTGATGCCGAGTTTGAAATTCTCGAACTCGCCATGCAGCAGTGGAGCGCGCCCCGCAAGGTTCTGTACAAAAAGCCGGTCAGACATTGAGGCTGGCGTCGACAGATCCGTCTTTGTACCGGCAGAGTTACCGAGAATGACGTTCCTGTCTCCCGACCACACGACACCACCGCCATTGCCGGCGTTGTTGCCGATCTGGACATTGAACGAACCTGAGACATGGCTGAATCCAGCGTTGCGACCGACGTAGGCGTTCGCATCGCCGATTTGGTGCTTCCATCCAGCGTTCTTGCCCAGAGCCGAGTTCTGATTTCCCCAAACGTTCATGAAAAGCGCGTTGTCGCCGACAGCAGCATTATCCGCGCCGTTGAAAAGCAAGCTGAGGGCTCTGTAGCCCACGCCAACGTTCGCGGTTCCCTTGACTAGTTCAACACCCGCATCGCGACCGAAGAAACAGTTATAAGCAACATCATCTTTCGTTGTCGCCCAGGCGCTGAATGCTGCTATTTCCGCCTGAATTGCCGCACGAGCGGTCTTCAGGCCATAGGCGTCCCATGCAGGGTCAGAAATCGGGACACCCTGATTGTAGAGAAGGTCGTGCAAGAAAGCATTCCCGGTCGGATCATCCGCCGGATTAATGGCGAGCCACTGACCGGTGAGCGTGCCGACAAGGGTGTTGCGCTCCGAGAACTTGGCATATTTCAGTGCCGCATTGCCGATTGCCACATCCCGCTCGGAAGCGGTCAGGTATTTACCAATCTCGACACCGACAAAGACCGAGCGCCGGATCTCGTTGTCGGCGGGGAATGAAGAAAGACCCTCGCGGAAGCCGGGCGCTAGCACGACGTTATAGTGCGCTTCCGTCGTGTTATTGGGCGGTAGGCCGTTGTAGTCGCCGCCGACTGTGTGCGCGTAGACATTCGGACGGAACAGTATGTTCGAGTTGATGGCGTCGAACCCGACCTGAAAGCCATCGACTACCGCGCTGTTAGATTTCAGCGATCCCGGCCCATAGACCGGTTTCGTCGGCAGATCCGTTCCAAGGTTGAACGTCTTGCCGACGTTAAGATAAATGCTGTCATTCGCCGCTTCGGCCAGCGCATAATTCGTGCTGTCGTCGGTCGTGCCGTTACCGGTCGCGTTGTAGGTCAGCGGGGAATTCTGACCGTTGATGAGCGCCATAAGCGGACTCGAAATACGCCCCACCCCGACATCCGTATCCCGGTAAAAAGTCCGACCATTCGCAGAGGTAAAGGTGTCCGTGCTTCCGTTGTTGTCCTGTAGCCATTGGCCGCCAAGGCCATCGCCCCTGCTGTTTTTACCGCGCAGCATGACGCCATGGAATATGTCTGGAATATTGGCCGCCGCCGCATCTGCCATTGTATCGAAAAGCAGGTTTCCGTTCGCGTCCGCGAGCGCAGACCCAGCAGCTTGCTCGACCTCTGTCCCCCAAACCTGCGCTTCACCGTTGTCGACCATCCGCGGATTCCCGGAAAGATCGGTCGGCGCAAAGATGTCGATCGCTGGCTTCGTAAAGAGCGTCATGGAAGTACCTCGGATATGGAAAATTATTCGGAGAAGATGAAGGCAGAAAAGCTTAGCGAGGCGCCCACCGTGCCATTGCTGGTCAATGTCTGCAGGCGCCAGTTGACAGGCCATGATCCGGAAGGCGGGCTGCCGCCTGCTACATTATCAAAGGGCATGTTCACGCCCGGGCGCACATTGACTGTGGAAACCGTGACGAAACTGCCGCCGTTGATCTGCCGCTGCAGCCTGATAGCCGCAGCGCGCAGCTCGGCCGCCTTGACGACGACCGATAGCGTTGCCTGGTCGATATCGCTCGTCGTGCCTCCAGAGACATAGGTCGGCGCAGCGCATGCGCTGTTGTCGGCGGCGATAACCGTGTGCAGCTCTGGTGAGAAATACGAGGCCTCGTCACCATCGAACGTCCGCACCCGCCCGTCGATCGTCTGCCCCGTGAAATCCCCCGCCGCATAGGCGAACGTCGATACCTCGGTCATGCCTTGCCATGCATTCGGCAGCGCGCCCGTATAGGTTCGATAGTTTGCCTCGATCGTGCTGTAATCGCCGGTGAGCGCATAGCCGAGGCGCAATTCCTTGCTACTGTCCGGATAGGTGATCTGCAGGGCCGCGCTCGGCATTGCTGGCGTCGGTAGGTCGGAAACATAGTTGAGCGGCGGAATTTCCGCCGGCGCAGGCGCCTCGTCGGTCTCCGGGTTCCATGCCGGAAGGTTCGGCCAGACGACGAACGGGATTTCGACAGTCCCTTGGCTGTCGTCGATGCGTGGCGCCTCCATGCGCACGAGTTCGACTTCGTCGAGATCCGGCCATTCCACGTCAGCGTAATAGCGGCCCCATGCCGCCAGCCCCACCATATTGGTGCTGATGTTTCCATGCTCACCCCGCGCGATCGCAAACTTCCGCCTGGCGATCCGCTGCGCCTGCGAGGCAGAAGGGCAGAAGGGTAATTTCACATCCAGATATTTCGGGCCGTAGCGCGTCACTTCATCGTCGATCGTTGCCCAAGCAATGCCGGTCATACCGACCTCTGTGACTTCGAAATTCCGCTCCGGCGAATAGTAGCTGACGCGGCAGATGTTCGGCCGCTCCACGGCTTCCGGCCCGGCGCTCCAGTCGACATCATAAAAATCTCGCGGCCCGAAGCTGATCTCCGCTTCAGGTGCGTCATCGATAAGCTCGAACCAAATCTTGCCTTCAGCTGTGAGGCGTATCTCCGCGCCGATTGAATCTAGCACCTCTTGCATAGTTTCCGAGCGTGTGGCCTCGTAGTTCCAGACGCCACCGAAGCGCGAGCGCGGTTCGGTTCCGGTCAGAGTCGCGACCGATACTTCGGCTTTTGTGGCCTGCTCTCCGATCTTGTCCCATTCGAAGTCATAGCCGAAGAAGAAAGGATCACGGCGCAGCACATGTGCTGCAAGCAATATCCCGTTCTCTGTCCACTCCCATGTCGCAACATCGAGCGGTTCATGCGCCGGATTGCGCGGATCGTAGACGAGCGACGCCCTGACGATTGCCCACGTATCAGGCACGCCGCTTTGATAGAGCGAAAGATATTTCGATGTCGTGAGGCCGGGATTGTAGTAGGTAAGCAGCGATTGGAAGAGTCCTCGCGCTCTGTGGGCTGATGTCCAGAGCGTCGGAAAAGCGCTGACGAGCGCCGGCCACGCTGTCTCGCTCCCGTCGCCGATCTTATCTTCCCAGCGCATCCAGGAGCTACCGGAGCGCGCCCAGGGCGGCGACGTCACGATACCGTCGCTATCGACGATCACCTCACGGCCGCCGACATAGTAGGCCTGGACGGCATCGATGGGCCCCCGCAGCCGCGCGACCAGCCGCCAGCGCGTCGAACCGTCCGTGTTGCCGAAGGCCTTCATGCCGCCGACGCCGACGACGCCACCGCCTTCGGTCATGGCGCTCTCTGAGGATTCGAAGGTGCTCTTCGCATCCGGAACGGAAGGCGAGGGCATCTGCCGTCCGGCAAGGCCGCCGAGAAGCGAAGCGCCGATAAGAGCCCCGCCGACAATGACATTGGCAGCGACTGTCGCGATCGTTCCCGTCGCCGCTGCGGCGATCGCCGTGCTCGAAAGCAGGAAGCCATGGATGGCGGTTGCTATCAGTGAGATCGGATCGGCATGCGCATTCGCCGTCATCGCCGCATAGGATGCGCCTGCAAGAAGGAAGGTTCGAAGCCGCTTCACTGGATGCTCCAGACGCGAATAATCGTGCGAGGCAGGATCGGCGCGACCCTCGTTTCGCCGCGCCAGGCAAAGAACCCGCCATGCATGAAGATGCCGCCAACGTGCCCGGCTCGGCCGGTATCGATCACGCCGATATCACCAATTTCCGGAATGCCGGTCTCGTCGAGAACGCCGCAAAGCACGTTCGCCCAAAGGCGGGCGAGAGAGCCATGCTCGGCGATGATCGCCATAGCTTCGTCGCGACTCGAATAGACCGGCCGCGGCAATGGCCTCGCTGTAATCTGCTCGACCCAGAGCGACGGCCAGCCGGTGCAGTCGTCATAGCCCCAGACCATCGGTCTGGCTTGCGCCGCGCCGATGAAGGCTTTCAGCTGTTCGCTAAGCATCCGATTTGATAACCTCGTAGACTTTCACGCCAGCGAAATCCAAGCCCTTGTCACCGGGATAGCGGCGCCGCTGATCGGCGCCGTTCAGCTTGCCGCCGAAGGGGTAGTTCTGGCTTTGCCACAGGCTTTCGACGGTGAGCGCGACAGTGCGTGTTCCGATGCCAGACCAGCGGATCTTGGGTGAGGAGAGTTTACCCGGAAAAAGCTTCTTCAAGCCGCTGGACCATGCTTCCTGTGTCTCCTGGTCGAAGGCCAGCCAGTAGAGATCGGCGTAGCGCCCCTCGATTTCCCGGCCTTGTTCCTTCACCGATCGCAGGAAATCGACATTGAAGCCTGCGATAACGATATCGACCTTCGCCGCCTGTCCGAAACGCGGATATTCGACAGCGCTGATCGAGACGAGCTGGCCGCCTGCTGGATCCGACACACCGCGCCATTCATGACCACCGGCCATTGCACGTCCTACGCCATTGTGCAGCCGCCAAAGGCCGGACGGCAGGTCAAGTTCCGCGAACCAGGCACGCGCAATGTGCGGCCGTCCCAGAAACGCCCGTTCCTCGTCTGTGAAAAAGTCCGTCATTCGTCGAAATAATCCCGCACGTCGTAGTCGAACACCTCGACGAGAACGACGGTCTTTTCCTCGGCATAGGCGACGCCTCGATCGGCCGTCGCCGATTCCTCGCTTTCGAGCCGCATGGCGAGCACGGGGGAAAGAGTCGCGAAACCCGTTGTGTCAATCGCTTTGCGCAGTGGCGGCCAGATCCGGTATTCGCCTTCGCCGAATTCCTGCGTCACCATGTAGAGTCCGAAATGCAACGGAAAGAAGCCGATGTAATCGCCGACCTGCAGCTTGCCGCCCCAGAAGACGACCTGCAGCTTGATCCGCGAGGCATCCTTGGCTGCAGCTTCAGCCACAGCTACTTTCGGCACGCTCAAGGCCCAGTTTTGCCCATTGCTCCAGGGCATGCTGTTCGACCAGGTCATACCTAACCGCCGCTGGGCGCTGGTGGCAATCAACCCCGCTTCCGCATCCGACATCATGTCTGGATCAAAGAAAGGAAACCGTGTCGCATTTGCCCCGCCATGCAGCGCCGTCACCCAACCGCGATACCGCCGGAACGCGGCATTCTTCGAAACCGGAAAAGTGAACTGCCAGCGCCATGCGCCGAAGGGCGACGCGAGCGTCTGCATGAAATTTCCGATCGACGTATTGCCGCCGCCACCCACCGCACGCGGCCCGCTGAGCGGCGTCGCCGTGCGAACGGCCAGCCCGTTCGGCCGAGAGATCAGCCGCGCCATCAGGGACGCGTCCCGCGCGTAGACCGCGCATGATTATATCCAGCCACCCGCTTCGCCTCGGTCTTGTCGCGCTCCTTTAACCCTCGCTCGAGTCTCGCCACCGCGCCGGCATCGGCGCCGCGCGCGTCGATATTGTAGACGGGCGCATAACTCATCTGCTGTGCCTCCTGTTTTTCAGCGCTTCCGACGACGCCGCCGCGTGCACCGATGCGCAAGACTTCCGGGCCGTTCTCGCCAACGAGGTAATCCGTCCATGGCTCGACACCGCCACCGACCGCGCGGCCGCCACCGAAGATCGACCTGAGGAAGCCACCGCCACCGCCGAAGAAGCCGGCGAGCGGCCCACTGCCGAAGAACATGGCTTCCGTGCTTGCCTGAATCAGTCGATTGATGAAGCCATCGAGCGCCTTGTTGCCGGTGTCGATCTCCGGAAGCAGATCCGAAAACGCCTGTTTCAGGTTGTCGCGCATGAAGTCGCCGGCTTCCTTGGCAGATTTGTAGGCCGCTTCTTCTTCGCTGATCTGGGAAACGAGATTGGCGATCGCCTGCCCCTCGGCGGAGGTTGCTTCGACATTGGCGCGACGCTGGAGCTGCAGCGTGCGCTGCGCAACCTTGCTCTGCCCGATCATATCCTGCTCATCTTCGAGCGATTGAATGATCTTCTGGATGTTTTCGGCCTGGCGCTCTTCGTCGCTCTTGCCGCCGCCACCGCCGCTGCGGGGACGGGAGAAGCCACCGCCCGGAAACTGGTCTAGATCAGAGGGACGGCGGCCGGGCGTTGGGACACTGCCGGGGACTGCAAAATCCTCCGGCTTCATCAGCTTGCCGTTTTCGCTCCACATCGGCCCAAGTTGGCCAAGCTGCGGGCCGAACTTGCCGACAGTGAGCGCGTTCAACGCTTCTGTGCGGAAAATCGATGCCTGGCGCACCGCGCCAGCAATAGACTGAACGAGTCCGTTAAAGGCCTCACCAAACGCGCCGACAGCCGGAATGCCAGTCTCTTCAAGCGCGGCCGCGAGTGCGGCCTGCACCTCATTCATGGCTTCGGTATTTTCCTTGCCGTCCGCCACACTCTGCGAGACGGAATTCCAGGCATTCTGAAGCGCCAGGATGGTTTCGTTTTCGGCACCCGCCGCCTGCAGATCCGCGACGAGCGCAGCAAGCTCGACATTGAGATCGGCGACGTCGCGGCGCGCCACAGCCCATTGATTGTCCGCCAACGAACTGGAGGCGTTGATCAGATCGGACTGTTCCTTTGCGCGTTCCAGCTGATCGACGTAGTCCCTCAGAGCAGGGACGGCATCGCCCCACGCCGTCGCAACCGAGGCGATGAGTTCATTTTGTTCCTTCAGCGCCTCAGCGGCCTTGTCGCCGTCCTCATACAGGCTGCTGAAGTATTGAAACGCAGCGCCGCCTACCGCGATCAAACCGATCGTCGCCAGATTGACTGGCGATAATAGGCTGAGAAAGGCCCCGCCGAGCGCCCGCACCGCGCCGCCGGCCCCGAGAGGACCAAGCACCTGGCCAATTTGCGTCCCCTGCTGCAGGGCAACGGTAAAAGGGCTGGTCCCGCTCTGCAGCTGCACGCCGATATCATTGAACTGAGCCGCGAGGTTCGCCGTACTATTGCGGACACTGTCGATGGCCCGGGATGCCTCCCGGCCGGCGGACGCGCCTTTCTTGCCAAAAGTGTCTGCATTGCGGTTGGCGGAATCGAACGCAGCACGGGAATTGTCGTTACCGACAATCCGAAACATCAGGTCCGACATCTGTCCGACGGCCATCCGCTACTGCCCCTGTTCCTTGCTGAGTTCGAAGAAGGCGATCCACTCGTAGAATTCATCCACGGGCATCGCCTCGATTTCCTGACGGGTTTTGTTGAGCCGGGCGGCAAGCGAGTAGATGACCATCAACTCGCTGTCGCCCTTCAGCCGTTTTTTGCGCCTTCGACCTCGTCGAGCGCTTTGACCGGCTCGCCCTTGACGAAGCCGAGGATCAGCGCGCCGACCCGCGAAACGACGTCGCTATCCACTTCATAGGTGAGGGCGTGTTCGTCGAGATCGTCAAACAGGCGCGTTCCGGCGCCGTCCGTCGCATGAAACAGCACCGCACGAACGACGGCGATATTGCCGTCGACAGTCTTGCCGGCATCGTCGCGCCAGCATTTCCGGCGCCCAGAGACAGAGAGCGCACCGTAGTAGACGCGCAATGGCTTCCCCTTTTCTCCCCATTCCGGCACATCAACGTGACGGCGCGGAATAGAGGAGAAGTGCTCTTTGGCTTTAGCGAGAGCAGCCGACATCAGGCCACCGTCGAAATAGCCAGGGCGCCGTTACCCTGGAAGTTAAAGGTGATCTTGACGGCACCCTTCATGTCGGTTTCGGTCGCCGCGCTGGTGACCGTCGCCGTGCCGGCGTAGTACTTTTTGCCGACAGCATCGCCGTCGGAATAGAGGCCGAGCGAGACGGAGTCGCCGACTTCGAGCGCCACCTGCCCATTGGTGTCGGCGGGATCGTAGAGCGCTTCGGCGGAACCTGACCAGCCGGGAATACCGCCGAGATGGGTCTGCCAGCTGTCGCCCATGACGGTCGTGTCGGCGACTTCGATGTTTTGGTTGACGGACCATTTCTGGACGGCGGCAACGGCATTGGCGCCGATCTTAACCTTGCCGTTTTTGCCATGATGCACAGCCATGGTTTTCTCTCCTAAAGGGCTGTTTCGGGATCGCTGTTGCGGGTGAAAACCGTGACCTGAAAGGTCAAGGACATGACGTGGAAGGTTTTTTCCCCCTCGGTATTGGTGACGTGATTCATGCCGCGATATTCGCTGGCATTCGCCAGCCCGCCGAGCAGCGGATCAGCGGCGAACTTTTCCTCCGCATAGACTGCGAAGTCATCGTCGAGGCGATCCGCCATCGTCACATCATCGCCCTTGGCGACAATGTCGATGCGAACCCGAATTGGCCGCTCTTGAATGCCATCGGTCGAAACGTCCTGCGATGCCTCATCAGGGGTAAAGACAAAGGCAACCGCTGTCTCGCCGCGCGCCAGAGGCCGGGAGCGGGAGGGAAAGACCTTGTTGCCACAAAGAGCGCTTCCCTTCAGCATCTCGGCCACCGCGGCGCGGATCTGCTTGCGAATATGTGCCATCAATCCGGCTCCTGCAGGCGAACAGTGCTCATGCCAGTTCCGTCCGGCTGAAACTCCAGGACGCGATAGGCTTTCGTGCCAAAAATCGGACTAGTGACCGAGACGCTGTCGTCGTGGGCGGCATCTGCCGGCACATCGATCGAGCGCAGAGTGATCTGCACCCTGCCGCCTTCTGTTTCGAGATCGAGATCACCGGCCGTGAGAGCGATGAAGCTATCATCGAAGATGCAGGTAACCGGCAGCTTCTGTCCGGTCGCCGACGTCCAGACGACGACCGAACCAAATTCATCGGGATTGACGAAAATCAGCCGGTCGTCATCCGTCTCGACCGGCATTAGTCGCCGACCGCTTCATCGTAAGCGAGCTTAGCGGCCCGCAGCTCGTCCAGCTCTGCCTTGATTAGCTCGCGCTGTTCAGCAGTCGGCTCCTTGGCGATACTGATGCCATGGCGTTCCATGGCGTCTTTGAAGGCCTTTTCTGCCCTCTCAAGCCGAGCCTCCAGTTCGTCGAGATCAGGAGTTTCCGACTTAGCCTTACCGGACTTTGCCTTACCGGACTTTGCATTGTCGGACTTCCGCTTTTCGCTCGACGGGACACTCGATGACGGCGTCAGAACATCGGAGACCGTTCTCGGTAGCTCTTCGGGCTTATCTTCCAAGCCGAGTTCTTCGCCGCGTTTGAAGGTGACAAGGCCGGTCGCCATGACCGATCCTTTGTCTTCATCATCGATTTCGAGCACATGCCGGCGCGCATCGATCTGCGCCGCGCTCAACTTCAGCCGCTGTCCGATCCCGAACGTAACGGCCGTACCAGTGACGGTGTATTTCATGGGAGTGATCCTCGATTGGAAAGGAGCGTGCCGGATCGGCACGCCCGTCGATCGCGCAGGCAATCAGCCGTTACGAGGTGGCCAGCGTCACGAGGCAGGCATGCTGCCACCAGGCGTAGCCGACGTTGCCGGTCCAATCGATGCCGAAGAGCTGCTCTTTGTTGAGCTGCTCGTATTCCGTGCCTTCGCCAAGAGCGACGACATCCGGAATTTCCTCCTCCTGGAGGATGAAGGGCTTTGCCGCCTCGTCGGTACGGAAGACGGAAAACTTGTTCGTCCAGGTCAAGCGGGGATTCGGAACGACGTTGAGGCGGAAATAGCGCTCCAGCGTCGGCAGCGTGGCGCTGGCGCCTCCGGCTCCGAGCATCGCGGTTACAGCCTTTAGGGCAACGCCCATCATCGAGACAGGCACCATGATGTCGAATTCACTCGCCGACTGATTCATCGGCTCGCCGCGATCATCCTTGAAGCCATAGATTTGCTGAATGGCCTTGATAACCGCCGCGGAGAATTCTTCCTCCGTCGGGGCCGTCGGAACAGCAGCGATCGCTCCGATATCGTTGGATTGCGCGCCACTGCTGTCTTCGAGGTGATCGGTGTCGAAGAAATACTGACCGTCGTAGCACAACGTCGACTCACCGGCGACGATCAGCGACGACATCAGCTTTGCCGGATGATCGAGCGCGCGATCGGCAAGCTGATTGACACGGATCTGGATCATGCCGAGCTTATCGCGGCGCATGTCCTTCGACTTGATCAGGATCGAGCCTTCATAATCCTTGTTGGAAATCTGAAAGCCGTTTTCCCGGAGTTCGGCCGGCGTGCGGCCGCCGATGAATTCACGAAGCGCCGGTGCGTTGCCGAGCCATGCATAGGTCTCGATCGCCTGATCGGAGGAAATGCGCATGGAGAGGCGATTGACCCAGGCAATCGGCCCGGTGTCGAGGCGGGCGAGGATCAAGCCACGCACGCCGTTGGTCGTGATTTTCTGAAACTGCTGCGGAAGCATGGGAGTGTCCTTTTCGAAACCGGAGCCGCGCCCCGTCGATGGTGGAAAGCTTAGTGTGAGGTGTCGGATCAGGCTTGGAGGGCGGCCTTAGCCAGCGCTGCGTCGAATTCCACGACCGCGAGGCCGGTGGAGATCCAGCGCGAGACGTAGCCGATAAGGCTGTTGCTCGTCGCCGTCAGTGTGAAGGTGTCATCGTCGCTGGCATAGACAGCGGGGCGATCATTCGCCGTGATGGCGAGCCCGGAAATCGGAAGAACGATATTGCCCTTCTTTTTCACGTTGACATTGATGGCGCCGGCGCCCCCGGCGGAATTGTCAGCGATGGCTTCCGCAAACCCGAGGAATGGATCGGCGGCAACGAGTGGACGGGCGTAGCCGGAGGCGTTCTCGCCGACGGCTGCACCTTGATAGATGATATCGGCAGCAACGACGGGATATTCTTCCTTGTCGCCCAGCTGATAGTCGCGAAGCTTGTTCGCCGCCAGCGTGGTCATGGCCAGGCCGCCGACATCCGGATGGATGATATTTGCCGCGTGCAGAGCGATATCAGGCATGAAGTGCATGACAGAAACGGCGAAAACGAGGGTCAGGACGGCGAGGCCCGCCGCCATAAGCAGGGTCTTTTTCATGGTCGTATTTCCTATTGGAAAGGGTGGCGGCAGACCGCCGGTTTCGAGAAGATCGAAGGTCGCCCTTAGGCGGCCTTCAGCGGCTTGCGCTTCATCGTGGCAATGTAGGATTCTGCAGTCGGAAACTCTTCCTGCAGCTTGGCCGACGCCTCCCATTCAGCTTTCCAGCCTTCGGCGTTCTGCGGGAATTTCTTCTCGCTGCCGTCACCACCCGAAAGTGTGCTGGTCACGCCGGCGGCCGCTTGGTCGAGCTGTTCGAGGCCCTTCAGGCGGTCGACATTCTTTGCCTTTTCGGCAGCAAGAATCTTGGTCGCGGCTTCCGCCGGCGTCGTCTTGCCATCCGCCTTCAGTGCCTTGACGAGTTCGTCATGGCCAGAGAGGCCCGCGGCTTGTTCCTCAATCCCAATCAGCCGGTCGCGCTCGGCCTTCGCAGCATCTGCGGCGCCCTCCGCGCGAACGGCGGAAACGAGATCCGGATGCTCCGCCTTCAATGTTTCAAGTGTCAGCATTGTGGATTCCTTTTCGGTTCCGGCTTTCGCGGTGGCGGACGCCGCGATCAGTGAATTTTCCCGGCGGCCCGCCAGGTCCGCCAGAACTTCTTCGAGGGATGCAATCTGATCGACGAGGCCGCGCTTCAACGCTTCGGCCGACGCGAACACCAATCCCTGCCCATAATCGTCCAAGACCGTCTCTCGCGTGACACCACGATTGGCGACGATGCCTTGGATGAATAATTCAGCGCCGTCATCGACGATTGCCTGCAGCTCCGCCTTACCTTCATCGCTGTCACGGGAAAGCCGCTTGTTTGGGCTCTGCTCGGCAATAACCTCGACGACGTTGGCGCCGAGGCGTGTCAGGATACCTTCCATCTCGACATACCGGATCAGTGCGCCGACCGAGCCAACGAGGCCGGTCTTGCTCGCGACGATCTTTTCAGCTGCCGACGCGATCCAGTAACCGGCGCTGCAGCAGAAATTCGCGTGCGCATAGACCGGCATCTTCTCGCGCAGTCGCGCGATTTCCGCTGGCACGGAATCGACATTGTCGACCATGCCGCCAGGCGTATCCATGTCGAGGATGGCACCCTCGATATCAGGCATAGAGCTTACGAGACGCAGATCGCGGACGATTTCGTCATAGGACCAATATTGCCAGCTGAAACGTGAGACCAGCGGCCCGATCACCGGCACGATCGCAATGTTGCCGATGCGAGTCGCAAAGCTGCCGTTGGCAAGCGGCGAACCACGACGATTGATCGAAACGACGTTCGATGCGACTTCTCCCATCGACTGCGGCGAACGAATAGCCCTGACGGTCTGCAACGAGGCAGCGATGGCATCCGGACGGATAGCCCACGGCGAGATGCCGCTAGCGTTCCGCCCGCTCATCTGCTGCATGAAGTTCTGGATAGCAGCCAGCACCGCAGGTTCCATCTTATTGATCCTCTTTGTCGGTTTCTTCTGTCTGCCCATCGCCGGGCATCTCTGCTGCAACAGCCGGATTCAGCTTTGCGCTGCGTGCGAGTTCTTCTTCGACGCCAAGCTGCTCGATCTTGCTTTCGACGTCGCCGCCGGTGCGTTCCTGGACGATCTGCTGCCGCGTCTTCGTATGGTTGGCGAGATCGGCAGTATCGGCTTCGGCTTCCTTCTTGGGATCGAGGGATATTTTCGTCTGACCGTACCATTCGGTGCGCAGCCACGCGGCGCGGATGGCTGGATCGTCGAAGAAGCCGCGAGCCTCCAGCCGACCGGTCAGGATTGCTTCTTCAATCACCCACTCATAAAAGGGCTGGCAGAAATTCTTGATCATCCATGAGCGTTCGCGGCGGAAAGTTTGCCATGCGATTTCCAGTGCTGCCCTGCCTGCCGTGTAGCTGGACGTGAAATGCTTGATCAGCAGTTCCAGCGGGATTTCCAGCGCAACGCCGATCTGGCGAAGCATGGCGAGCGCGAAGGCATCGAAATTCGGATTTGGCCGGTTCGGGTTGGCGATGGTGATATCTTCACCTTCCGCCAAGTCGATGATGGCGCCCGCACCGAGCTTCACTTCGCCTTTGTCCGAAGGCCGCCCGCCTTCGCTGGACGTGGGCAGCGGGCCACTGGCCGCATCCGGCGAATTCTTCACAAAGACGGTGAAATAGGCAGAGATGACAGCGGCCTGCACCTCTGCATCCGTGTATTCGCCAAATTGCCTTAGTATCTCGACGACCGGGGCAAGGAATGGAACGCCACGCGCCTGGTCAGGACGCAATCGCTTGAAGAGATGCAGTACGATCGGCCGGCCATCATTGTAAAAGGCAGGGACGCGCCTCCAGGTCATGGCCTTGCGGAAAATGTCGCCGGGATGCCGATCGCTCACATGATAGGCACGAATGACGCCGTCACTGTTGCTCTCGACGCCGGCGACCAGCGTGTCAGTGTCCATTCCGTTGTTCGGATTGGAGACGCGATCTGCCTCGATGATCTGCATCTTCGTGCCGTAGGTATCGCCGGCATCCTTGCGATAGCGCCGAATTGCAAAAACGTCGCCCGATTCGTCGGTCGCACCAAAAACGAGCGCTTGCAGTTCCTCGAAATTGTGAACGCCGGTAAAATCGGCTGTCCACGCCGCGAGAGCGAATTCGGCCTTTGCCTTGCGGTTCCATTCGCGGGCCTGCTCGACGCTGAGGCCAAGTGCCGCCCGATCGACGTTCGGATAGACCTTCAGACCTTCGCCAACCACGTTGGTGATGCGGGTCGCAATGGCGCCGGTCGCGATCGGCACGTTGCGACGAAGATCACGCGAGCGTGCGCGCAATGTCGGTAGGTCCGGAACCGTGTCCTGATTGGCGCTGCCGCCTTCGACATTCCAGTTCTGCGTCTGACGCCGGTTCTTCTTGCCGCCTTTGTAGCCACCAGTCGTCAAAGCCAGCATTGTTCGGGCGTGGTGGCGACGCAGCGCACGGGCCGGATCGAAGACTGCGATTGCGCGATCGATCAAGGTCAACGGCATCCTCGGCGGCTTCATTCACTTACCCCATAGCGGATGCGGCCGCGGCCAGTGGTGGCGGCAGAAAGCTTCTGTACCTTCGTGTCCCAGAACTGAATGCTCCGCTGGATATCAGCGGCGTCGGCCAGCGTGAGAGTGCGTCCGGCAATCGAATAGGATTGCTTCTTGGCAACCGCCTCTGATGCCGCAAGCCACAGATTGAGCTGCGCCTGCGCCTGTTCGAGATTAATCCCTGCCATTATCGAATACCTTGTGAGCGGACGCGTCGGCCGCGGGCCGGTGCAGAGTGAACAAGCGTCGACTTCGCGCTGCCAGGAACCTGCCGCACCGCGAAGGAATTCTCATTTGCTGGAAGTGCCCAATGTGGAGGATTGGCCCAGTCGATTTTCTCGCCCTTCAGGATGATGACAAGCGCCGCGCCGTAAACGGCAAGGTCGAAAGCCTCATTGGCAAGGCCGCTCTTGCGACGCTCCCAGCCACTTTCGGTGCGGACCTCAGCCGTCATTTCGGAAAAGACCTGCGCCGGCAGATGCTCACTGAGATGGTACTTTCCGGGTCCCGCCTCTTTTCGGGTGAGGGCAAGGACAACTTCATCCTTCACCTTATTGGTACCCACGAAGACGAGCTTGATGTCGGCGAGCTTCCGGCCCTTCTGCTGCAGGACCTTCTCGGGTTCGACATAACGGGCGCGATCGTCAAGACGGGCGCTGCCCTTGGCGAGAAAGACGCGTTTGCCGAGTCCCTTCCTCTGCATTTTGCGAAGGAAGCGATAAGCATTGCGGGTCACGCCCGGGCGCCCGGCGGAATCGACGATCATGGCAACTGGCATCAGGCCGAATTCACTATTCTCGACAGGATAAACTCGCTCCAGAAGCTCCGGCAGGACATCCCAATCTTCGATGTAGCGGGCCGGATCGAGAGCGCGGGCCGGGTTTCCGTTTTCGTCCCGCTGACCGCCAGGCGCCAGTTCCGGCGGCATAAGCAGATCGAAGCGATCGATAAGCCAGCGCTCAAGGCCCTCACCATGGGCATCAACCTGCACCACGAAGCGATTTCCCTGAATATCGACCTGCACCGTGGTAAAGCGCGCCGACGCCGGCACGATCTTGAGCGGATAGCGCTCCGCTAGCGCCCTCAGAGTGTCTTCAGAGATGGAGTCTCCCACCTCGCGAACTTGCGGTCGGTAGTTTCTCCCCTGATCGAGGTTGATCGTGGCCTTGAGCTGCGTGTCGTCGCCGGTCAGGTCGAACGTCGATTTCGCCTGAAGGTACCGGAGAACCAACTGCTCCCAACTCTGCATCGCGGCGATCGGCCCCTCGCAGCGATAGGACGCAATATCGGTATCTCGAACGCTGCTGTCGTCGATCTCGACAACCTCATCGCCGTTGCTAGTCTCATGAAGCCAAATACCTGCCTCATTGCAGACAAACTTCTTGTCCGGACCGATGCAGCATCCGCGTGGGCAGATCATTTCGACCGTCTTGGCGCTCTCCCCGGGCGTCGCTTTCGTTTCCCACATCAGCCGATCGAACTCCGGCCGGAATGGGTCGCCGCAAGAGGGGCAGACCCAATAAAATGCGCCTCGAGTCCCGAGATTGTAATCGGCATAGATGCCCGAGCAGGGTGGCAGTTCATGCGGGGTTCCCGCCTTCCAGTCGTCGTCGACAAGGATCAGGCGGCCTGGTGAACTCTCTTCGATCGCCATGCCGAGCGATCCGGCATGCTGGGTGCGCTTCATCGCTAACATCAGCGGATCGCCTTCCCCGTCAACGTCGTCTGGCATGCGGTCGCGGTCTGTAAGGACAACAAGAACGTATTCGTTCTGCGAGAATGAACCGATGACAGGCCAGCTGATCTTCAGGTTCATGTTGCCGTCGAATTTCTTCGAATAGATGTTGTCGGCACCCCGTCCCGTTCCCTGCCTTGCCACCAGTTTCGGATTGGCGCGAAGCATCTGCCCGAGCTTCTTTTCGGAGAATTCCTTCGCGCTACCTTGCGTTTGGCAAACGATCATCGTGTCGGCCGGGGCGCACTCGATGCGATGGCCGATCGAATTCAGTACAAGGCTCTCTGACTTCGACGAACGAGCCGGTCCGATGAAGACGACCGCGCGGTACTTGCGGGAGGTCGCCATTCTGGAAGGCTCGATCATGTAGGGCGCGAAGCTGTTGCTCCACAGACCCTGATAGCTGATCGTCGAAAGATGGCGCGACTCGGCCCACGTCGGAATATCGATGCGCCGTGCGGGCCTGAGCGTCGAAAGCCTCTCGACGACGATATCGCCCGCATCCGCAAAACGGGGCGCCGGCGCCGGAGGCAAGAAGCGATGCCACGACGGGGCGCTATGCATCGAACAGCTCCCGCTTGGCGACTGTTACCGTCACTGGACGGTTGGACCAGAACTCGGCAATGCGGCGTGCCGTCTCCGCGACGATCTCATCACATATCTCGACGAGGTCGGATGTGACTTTCGGTGGCAGAGTTTCCTTCCGCTCGATGCGATCGGGCGCGCTCTCCATGCTGTCGCGGATCATCGAGAAAAGATTGTCCAGCATTTCCGCAACGTCTTCGCGCTTCAGCAGCTCATTGCGCTCGCGCTGGAAGCGCTCCTGCTCGATCTGGACTGCAAGAATTTCGCGCCTCGTCTTCGGATCGAGCGCTTCGAGACTGTCACCTGTCGACCCGCCAACGAGCGCCAGACGCATCGCCGCCTGTGCTTTCTTGACCTGATCTGAGCGCAGATCTTCGCTGGCTTTCCACGCCTGGCGCCACGCCCAGCAATGCGAAAGCTGCAGCTGGTACGGCTTGCCTTGCCCGCCGCGATCCTTGACCGGCATTCCCTTGTTCATCCATTCCGTGATTGTCGGAAGGGATGTGGCAAAGGCATCGGCAAGCTCTTCTCGCGTCATGACGCAATCGATCACGCTTTCCGGCAGCGGATAGCGGCCGATGAGCGTCTCAATCTGGCTTTCGGTGAGGTCTGAGAGGTTTTCCGTCATGCTCGAATGTCAAAAACAACAACAATGCCAAGAGAACCCTGTTGCTCTCACTACATTGTCGAGAAGATCGGGGTTCGAACTGCCTCGCGGGACTGCGGATCGCTGGAAGGACCCGTGATCGTCTGGAGGCCGTTGATGGTGGTCGGAAGGCGGACGATCAGCCGATGGAAGGCATCGTCCAGTTGCTTGCGGAGGCGGAGAGGCCACTACGCATGCGATAGCTCCGCTGATCTTCGATGCCTGCGATCAATGCGCGCTCGAAATTCACAGGGAAGTAACTCATGGCCCTATCCACGCTGATGCCGTAGAAGTCGTAACGCTTCTGATAGGTGACACCGGACACGAAGATGAACACTGGCTCGATCGCCGTCTTTCCCTTCCGTCGCCATATCCCACGCCGGAGCGAACTGCCTGGCTGCGGAACGAAGTAGCGATTGCGTGAGGGTCCAGCGCGCTTGCGCGAACGCTTCGTCTCCCACTGCATTGCATCCGGTCCCGCTGCCATCTGCGACAGGATGCTGGTGATAACACCCGCCGACACGTTGCCATAGGCATCGAGCTTCAGGCCAGATGCGGGCACCGCATATTCATTCGAGCGCATCACGCCACGCCTGATCAGCCACGTCTCAAAGGCCTTGTGCGGACGATTCCCGCCTTCAACCTGAGGCATGAGGTAATGCTGCCGACGCCTGTTTTGATCCTTGAAGTAGACGCCGGCGATCAGATCCCCTCGGCTCGTCGTCTTCAACACGCGAAGGCTGCTCAGCGTATAGCGCGTCGGTCGGTCGAAGATCACCGGCAAGATTGTTTGGTGATAATCGCGAATGTCCTCGACGGTTTCGTTCAATGCCTGCGCCGTCGCGAATGGAATCTGCCGCCGGTAGATTTCTTCAAGCCCGGCGGTCCACTGATCGACGTTCGATTGAAACGAGAACTCCATACCCTAAACGAAAAGAGGCGACCCGTAGGCCGCCTCATCCTTACGCCCGTCTTGGTGAAACGAATGATCGCAACACCTCGCCAAGGCAGGCCCAATTGCCCGGTTATTCAACCGGAGTGAAATCGACGTAGTAGGCTTTGCCGATCACCAACTGCTCAGCTGCAGCGGGGTTGTCGATTTGATACTCGGCGAAGCCCGAGGGCGTTGCCTTTGAGAAAGACAGATCTTCGGCAATTGCCTTGTCGTAAGTGCAGCGAAAGATGGCTTTCGAGCCACCCCATTGCTGCGCATAGATGTTTTCCAACGTCATCTTGCAACGGATTCCCATTGCACTCTCCTGATTTGGATTTCATGAGCCCAGCACGACAGCTCATACTCCTTAGACGCAAAAGGCGACCTCTCGGCCCGCCTCGTCTTGCATTGGTCATAGCAGTAGCACGGTCCCTGAATCGATGTCTCACTGAGACGGTCAGGGCTGGGGCTTACCGGCGTACCCACCTGGAAGCTTTCGCTTCACTCGCACCCGATCAAGTCGGCTACTCAAAGGCTCGCAATCAGGATCATAAGCTCATCCGTGGACCGATTTGTACTCACACTTTTTCGATCTGCGCAATATCCAATTCTACCGGCGTATCCCGGCCGAAGATATTCACATCAACCTTAATCCGGTTCCGCTGTGCATCAACCTCGACTACTTTTGCAGGGAAGGATGCGAATGGTCCGTCGATCACGCGAACCGTTTCTCCTTCGTGATAGTCAGCCGGGTCCGGCGTACGGTGGTCATAGTGTCCAGCCTCAGCCTTCTCTATGAATTTATTCACGAATTTGAGAGGGATTCTGTAGGGTGTTTCAGCTCCGCCGACCACATCGATCACCCTCTCGAAGCGCCTCAAACCAACCATCGCACCGGGTGAAGGCACGCATCGCACCAGCACATAGCCAGGCAGAACAGGCAGCGTGGGAGCCGGGATGATGCGGTGACGCTTCATTATTTTATCGCCCTTTCGGGTCGGTACGAGCGCATCGACGCCGGCTATTTTCAGCGCTTCTTCCACAAGGAATTCCCGGCCTGACACGATGCGAAGGCAAAACCACCTCGCCAAAGAAGGGTAGTCGTCAGCGATTCGCTTCGCCGCCATGCCGATGTGAGCGATCTTGATTCGCTTGTCGTTGATGGCTTTGTCCTGCTTGAACTCTGCAAAGGGACGGATCACGATTGGTTCGCCGGATATGCCGTTCCTCCTATGCTGCATCGTCATTGCCCCGTTCCCTCGTGATTGCCTCTCTGAATTCCACTATGGCCTGCTCAGGCTCTCCCGGCGGGAAGAACAGCCACTCCACCCGTTCAGGCAGTGGCGGCCAGCCGTGATGCTCATGCAGTCTTCGCCAAGCTGCGGCTTGGTCGCTGTCGCGATGGACACCGACGAAGCCTTCCGATAGCTTCACCAGCCACGGCGCCACAGTGACACCTTCGGCCATCTCAGCTCTGCGATGCATAGTGATCACCTTAGGCCAGCCATAGGCGAGGCGGCGTTCGCGCCTCACCTGGTCGGCCGCATCGCCACCCTTCTTCAGCTGCATCTGCTGGAAGCCCGTCGGAGGAACGGGAGGGTTGGCGGGCTCGCCCATCAGCTCAAAGATGCGCCGTGCGCTCCACGCCTTGCTATAGGCATTGTGAAGCACTGTTCGCTCGCTTTCCGGCGGCAGCGCCGGCAGATCGCGCCAGTGTCGGTTCTTGAGATAGACGGCCGCTGCCATCAGCTCGGATGGCTTATACCAACGAAGGTAATCCGGTGTCCGCTCGATGCATTCGGTGCGCTCCTCTCCCGAAAGGGCAAACCAGGCATTGCGTGCGAACTCGACATCGCCTTTCTTCCATGTGGCGTACCAGAGGGTGAAGGCGTGCTCGATCTTCTTTCGATCAGACCGTGTCAAAACTCCCTCTCCCGCGCCAGCGGAGGGAGAGTTCTCTGGAGAGTTAGCTGGAAGATTCTTATCTTGGTGGAGCTCCTCCACCACCTTCCTGGAACCATTTCCACCACCTTCAGGCGCCATTTCCACCACCTTTTCCGTTTCGGAACGTGGTGGAACAGCTCCACCGCCTTCATCATCGGAAGCTTTGGCGGCTTCGCCCCTCAGGTCGCGGCCCGGCCAGCGCGCGATATACTCGTTCCGCTTCCATTTCTGGCCACGGAAACCGTGTTGCGATACCTCGATCCAACCTTGTTCCTCGGCGATGTCGAGGTGCTTCAGAACCGTCTTCTTGTCGAGGCCTGTCAGATCCACCAGTTCGGAAACCGGCGGATAGCAGGAGCCTCCGGTGGCATCCATCTTCAGTCCGAGGGTGTGCAGCACCAGCCGCGTGATCGGCGGCAGGCCGGATTTGCCGACAGCATGGCGCCAGGACCATGCGCGCGACGTTGCGCCGTGATCCGGTTCGTTCATGCATCACCGCCAATCGGCGCTAACTGCCCCGCATTGAGAAACGCCTGAAAGCGCCGCTCCACCTGCTCCTTGGCTCTCGCCTCGTTACGCTCGCGACCGGCATGCGTGTGTCCGCTGCTCGTCACCCATATCCGCCAGCGCCAGATGCGACCGGCGCCGACGGGCGGATATATCGCTCCGACATCCACCTCTCCGGTCTGCAGGACCGAACGATATGTTTCCTGCCGCCAATTCATGCCGCCACCTGCCTTTCGGTGACCGCAAGATGGCTGCAATTCGCTCCGACCAGAGCCCTTGCAACGGGCGGCGAAACGCTGTTACCGACGCAGCTGATCTGCAGCGTCTTCGGGAAGGAAACCCATTGCTGATCTCCGCCGCCCTCAGGCACGGCCCAGACGCCGTCGATGATGTAATCGGACGGAAAGCCCTGCGCATTGTAGAGTTCGCGCGGCGTTAGCATGCGCATGCCGATGTCGACGACGACGAGCGTCTGGCCGTCGATCTCGATCGTGACAAATTCTCGATCGTCCCAGCAGCCATAGGTCCGCATGAAAGCCGCGACCTGGCGAGCGCGCGCCTCATGCTCTTCGGCGAATGGCGGTGCCGCCAGATGTGCTTCGACATGGCCGAAGCGCGGCTTGGTCGTCAGAGTGTGGAAAGGCTCGTCTGTCGGCGTATCCTGATCGATGCCGTAATAGGCGCACAGATGTGGGGCTATGAGCGCCGAATGCCCGCCACCCGCTAGGATGGTCGGATGCGGCCGATCGGCTGCACTGTCGCGCCGGTCTCTGCCTTTCAAGCTCATGAGATGGGCCGCAACCACATTCTGCTGCGTTCCGCGCTGCGTGACAGTGGAGAGAGGCAGGTTTGCAGGACGGCCGGGGTTCACGCCGCCTTCGCGGCGCTTGTCGTTGTTGTGCTGAGCGATGAAAGCTGTCGCAACGCAGTTCTGATCTTTCCTGCTGGCCGTGAAAGTATGGGCTGGCTTGCTGACCTGCCGCACGGAGCCGCCATGCTGAGCGGCTGTTAGCATTGGGACCACAACGGCCTTTTCCCCGCGATGCGCTGCCGTAATGGCATTGAACGGCCTGTCGACATCCTCCAGCCGGACACCATGCGTCAGGTTCACTAGGAACGGCCGGTTCGCGTCGATCGTATGCCGCTTAAGGCCTCGCGCCAGGCGGGCCATCGTATTGTCGGCGAGAGGGCGTACGGCTTTCACTCCATGCTTCTCAAGGATCGTTTCCGAGGTATCGAAGATCGACGGGCAGTCGATAGACCAGTCGATGTTGTCGGCCGCCGTCACCCAGGGCAACTTACATCCGGCGATCACGTCGTAATCATCTGGCGCGCCGTGCGTCGCCTCTGGCCACACGATCGGCAGGCCGTCGAAACGGATGATGATGAACAGCCGCTTGCGAATAGTGCCGGCGCCGTAGTCGCAGGCGCGAAGCTCCCGCTTCTCGATCCTGCCGCCGAGCTTGCGAAGAGCCTTGCACCATTTCTGCCTGGTCTCGCCTTTTCGTTTCGGGTCCGGCATCAGGCCCTTCGGTGTCGTGATCAGCGGTCCGTAGTCCCAGAACTCCTCGACGTTTTCCATGATGACGACATCGACCTTGCCGCCGCTCTTCTGGATGCGCTCGATCCATCCAGGAATGATCCAGCAGAGATCGCGGATATTGCGCTCTACCGGCTTGCCGCCCTTGGCCTTGGAAAAGTGCTTGCAGTCGGGCGAGAACCAGGCGAGCCCGATATATTTGCCGTAGAGATATTCAAGCGGATCTATGCGATAGACGTTTTCCGAAAGATGTCTCGTCTCCGGATGGTTTGCCTCGTGCAGCATGAGCGCTGGCTTGCTGTGATTGATCGCATAGTCCGGCGAGCGGCCGAGCGCCTGCTTGATACCCTCGGAGGCGCCGCCACCGCCTGCAAAGCTGTCAATGATCTCCGGCTTTCCCCAGCCGGCTTTCTCGGCAAAGGCATGGATGTCGCCGATCGACATCCCATCGAATATCGTATGCTGAAGCACCCTCAATCCCCTCTGGTCGCCGCCGCGACCCGCATGTCGAGCGCGGCTATCACCAGCGCCACTTCAGTTTCGATTGGAAGCCGACCTTCGAAAGTGCGCACGGCGCTGACCGCCATCAGACGCACGTCGGCATAGGCGATGCCCGCCGGGAAACCGCAGGTGATGAGCACATCGGCGATTTCGGAATGGCTGCGCGCATAGATCCCGTCCGGGCAACGAAACAGCCAGTCGGCTTTCGCAGACACGGAAGGCAAGGAAGCAAGATGTTCGACGGTTGGCAGAAAGGCGGTCATGAAGCAGCCGCCTCGCTTTCTCGGCAACGGACGGCATCACCATCCGAAGCAAGGTCGATCAGCGCCTGCAATTCGCGAAGCCTGTTAGCTCCGCCAATTGTCAGATCCGGTGGATTGGATGGCCATACAAGACCGAGTTCGACAAGCTCGTCGAGCAGCGGCCCGCCGCCCATGCATCCGCCATCGACAGCGGCTAGAGCCTTGAACTCCGCTAGTTCCGCTTTCGAGACGGACGGCAAAGCAGGGGCGTTTTCCGCCTTCGCAGCCTCATATCCCCACGCCTCCCAACCATCACGCGGGGTCCGGCAGAACATCTCAAGCTTGGGAATGCCCGGATAAAGCGCTTCGATCCTCTCCGCGAAATGCCACGGTTTGGCGCTGTGTCCGCCCTTGCGCTCACGATGGACGGTCGGAAACTGTGTGCCGGGAAGCGGCGCGACAGGATTGCCCTTCTTGCCGATCAGCAGCAGCTCGTGACGGTCGCGACCCCAATAGCCGGTCCCGACAGCTTCCTTGTCCCATATCCAGTGATGGACATAGGTGAAGCCCCATGCCTCCATGACGCGCAGCGCATCGGGCAGCATCGGGTTCGTGGCCCACAGGAAAAGAACGGCATCCGCCTTCGCAGGCGACCCGATCTCGGCGAAGAGATCGCAGATCGCGCCGGTCGGCATGGTCGGATAGTGGTTCTCGGCACTCTTTTCGCGCCCTGTCACTTCCGAGCGCACGCCGAACTGCCACGGCGGATCGGCATAGATGATCGGGAAACGCTTATTGACTTGACCGGCCGTCGCCGCACCGTTGTTCTGCACATGCGCCATATGCGTCAGACGGACGCTGTGGCGAACTTCCGCCAGCTTGCGGCGGTTTTCCTTCACGTCCGCCGCCTTGCGCTTTTCCTCGTCGAGTGCGGCCTCGACGTAGAGAACCTGCTTGTCCTCAGGTATTTGCTTCAACCTGTCGAGAAATGCGCCGCTATCCAGCCGCGTTCCCCGCAGCCGGTGGAGCGCCATGTCTGTGATCTTTTCGCCGCGCGCTGCATCGCGTTCGATAGTGCGGCGGTCGCGTCCTGTTGCTTCTGCGGTCTGTTCAGCAAACGACAACTTGTCGGTTGCTGAATTCTGTCGCGCTCTTCCGCCAGCAACGCCCTTTGCAGTTTCGGGATGCTTCAGCAGATAGATTTCCTTGCGCCGGAAGACGAAGAGCGCCCGGTCTGCCGCCGTCAGTTCCGCGCGGCAAAGATTCTCATCGATCTCCCAAAGCTCGCGCTCCAGATCATCGCCGTCGTCGTGGAAGCAGTCGATCCACTCCTCGCCGAGCTGCCGCATGGCTTCCAGCCGGTGCGCTCCGGCCGAAAGCGTCACGCGCTCGTCGAGGGCATCGCCCTGGACGGTTATTGGCGTACGCAGCCCCATATCCCGAATCGAGGCCTTCAGATTCTCGACGCGATCCATGTCGACGCCGCGAAGGCGATAAGTGCTTTCGATGCTGGTGATCCGGCGCCGGATCGGCACGCGCTGCGCTTGCACGGCCTGCACCCCCGGCTCTGAAGCTGGAAGCACAGTTTCGCCATAGAGCTTCACAGCCTGCTTCTTCGCGCGGTCGCTCGGATACCATAGATCGGCATCCTTCTTGTCTCGGGAGAGCAGTCCCTTGCCGTTCAGCGATGCGCAAACCTGCCGCTCATTGCTGCCGGAGCTGCGAAATGAACCGCTCTGCAGGGCCGTGTCGAGGATGGCGCGCGAACGCTCGCCCTTGGTAAGGTGCTGGTTCATGCGCGGCTCCTCCGCTCTTCATGGCGGGCAATGCCTCGCAAAATGGTTTCCGGACGGCGACCCTTGGCAATGCGCTCAGCAATCTCCCGCGGGTCATAGGCGAATGCCGCCCCAGCAATGGCCTGGCGGAGCGGTTGGGGCAGTACATCGAATGCCCGCATGGTTTCGGCTGGCGAGGCGGACTTGAGGATATCCATCACTCGCACCTCATGATGCCGTCGAGATGCATCTCGCCCTTGGCCGTCAGCCTCAGCAGCGAGCGGCCCTTGCCATGCCGCTGGATAAAGCCGCGCGCGGCCATGTCGTGCACGCTGCGCAGGCTCACTTCCTGCGCGACCGGATATTCGTTGGCGAAAATGCGAATGCGCCGCAGCAGCGCTCGGCCTTCCGAGCCGACCGGCGGTTCCAGATGACCCGCCGTCATCGCGCAAAATCCAGTTCATCGAGTTTGCTGATGATCGTCTGCGCTGCCTGCAGCAGCTGGTGCAACTTCAGGCGAAGCTGCTTCTTTTCCAGCGCGTCTATGCGCCCGTCGGAATAAGCCGAGCGGACCAGCTGCCAGAGCGCCGTCGCCTCGTCCATGATCGAGAGCGCGTCCTTTTCCGAAAGCGGATCAACGGCGTCGATCCGCTGTTTCAGTGGCTCCAACCGATAGCCCAGCAGTTCCGCCATCTTGGCCGTGACGATCGGGCTTTTGGCCGCAAGGTCGAGATCGATTGCGACGTCGATCGGCATGTAGGTTTTCTGGCAGTCGTCGTCGGTCGAGGCATATTTCGACAGCTGCGAAACGACGACGCGCGTCACGTGCTGAAACAGCGTGTTGCCGCCGGCCATCTCGTAGGCCACATCGAGAACGCGCTTCAGCGAAAGATAATCGGCTTCAGAAAAACGGCGCACGAAAACACCCCCGAACCTTGGTCAAGGAAACAAAAAACGAAAAGGATTCCATGATCGGCGCGCCCGCGCGCCTTACAGATCGTTCGTCAGCAACTCACGGAGGACCGGATGACTGAACGAACGACAGAACAGCACTCGAAAGAGAAGGCGCGCCAGGCAAAGGAGGTCCGCCAGCCCGGCGCGAGGTGGCGGAGGCGCTCCACACGCCGCGCGAAGAAAGCTGCCGGCGCGGCGGAAAGGAACACCGCGCCGGCTTCCAGCGGCGAGACAGGCCCGAACCGCCGCTGGAAGTTGGAAAGCTGATGATGTGGGCTACGTCATCCGGGCTGCGTCTTTTGGGGAGGTTGCCCGTTTCGCAAAGTTCGGCAACGATCACGCGGTGATCGGAGATCATGCGGCGGCCTCCTCAGCGCGAAAGGGACGCGGAACGTCCGATGGCCATTCGGCGCCTTCAGGCCAATTATCAGAGAACCAAAGCATGGCGCGCTCAAAGGTCGCCGTCGTGACGTCCTTCTCGCCACCCGCCACACCGTCAAGGGTTGACCCCCTGTTTAAAACAAGCGTCGACACGCGCTGTCGACCGAGCCCTCTGGCGCTGCCAAACCGATCGGAGACAAGAATGAGTTGTTCGCGCAATGTCATGGAGCGGGAAAATGCGGAAGATTTTCCGTCACGTCAACAGAAAACTTTCCCCCTTACACAATTCGGGGTCGCGGATAGAATTCCGCACATGAGTGAAACTCTGCACGATCGCATTCGTAAGCGTTTGGAAGCGTTGGATTTAACGCCATCGGCTGCATCCCTGAAAGCGGGCCTTTCGAAGGAGATGCTTCGCAAACTGCTGGATAACCCGGACGCCATGCCATCCGGGAAAAGTCTGACTGCACTCGCAAGCGCCCTTGAGGTTACAGAGCAATGGCTGTTAACTGGCGATGAATCGCCTCTGGCAGTGCGGACCGACGTTCGGCCAGCCTCGTCGAGTGCGCCACTGCGTCACGAAATGCCAAATGACGTTCCTGTCAGAGGCACCGCCGCAGGCTCGCACCTTCGAGGCGCGTTTCAGATCACCAGTGATACCATTGATTTTGTTAGGCGTCCGCCGGCTCTGATGAACGCAGTAAATCTTTATTCGCTCTACATTGAAGGCAGCTCCATGGAGCCTCAGTATTTTCCGGGAGACTTGATTTTCGTTCACCCCGACAAGCCGCCGCGCCACGGCGATGCGGTCGTCGTTCAGTGCCAGGTCGATTCTGAAGGGCACATGGAGGCGACCATCGGCATCCTCAGCCGGCGATCTGCTGACAAGGTCACGATCCGCAAGCACAACCCAGCAGCCGAGATCGAGATTCCACGGGACACCGTTATTTCAGTTCACAAGGTCCTTTCGAATAACGAACTCTTCGGCATCTAAAACGCCGGTAATGCAGCGGAAAATCGGAAATTGATTCGCAGCCGCGTTCCCAAGCGCGGCTTTTTTGCGTCGCGTCTACGGAAATATTTCCGCTCTCGACTTGACGACGGAATGTTTTCCGCTTTATCTTCCGCTCGTCCGGTCCACTCCTCCTCCCAAGCCGGATCGTCCCAAACCGGGGCGCGCCGCTGCCCAACTCCTCCTCCCATGGGCAGCGGCGAAACCGGGAGGCGAAGGAGAGCGCCATGCAGCAGAAATACAATCCGGTGATTGCACGCAACATCCCGGCGGAAATGGCCGAGCTTGCCCGCGAACGCGGCGAAGGCCTGACGCGCCGGGAGCTTCGCGAACAAGGCTATACCGACGAGGAAATCGACCGCCACCACCACGATGCGTCGATCCTCTTCGCGCGCAGCTCGCTCCGCCGCGTCGCCTGATCAGATCCGGTTTCGGTCACCGCCGCGCCCAGGAACGCGGCGGCTTCCCAAACGGATGTGAGAGGGGTTTCCCATGCAGACAGTCCCGAAAGTGATAGCGAAGGCCGATTGCCTGCCGGAGTTCGGCGGCTTCTCTCTGCCGCGCATGCCAGTCGCGCATCAGCGCCGCGCCGAGTTAGCGCTTCTTCTTATCATCGCAATCGTGCTGCCGATCGCGGTCGTCCTGCAGGTGTAACGATGGACAGGGCGACCGCGATCTTCCTCATCTCGCTCTCTGCCGCATGGATGGCGGGCGTTATCTTCGCCGCGGCGATCCTGCTCGGACGCATCGCTGACCGCTTCATATCGAAAGGGAAAGGGCCGCGCCGATGAGCAGCGTCGTCCCCTTCCCGCCTTCCGATGCACCGCGCCTGCGCCTGGTCGAAACGGAACGCCAGATGGAGGATTTCCAATTCGACCAGGTCTTCGCTGCTGCCGACCGCCTAGCGCTTGTCAACCGCGACCTGATGAGCGCTGCCGCCCGCTTGCGCCATGGCGACATACTCGGTGATGGCGATGCGCTGATCGACGGCGAGACGCTGCGCGCGGCTCTGCCCGCCATCCTCAATCTCATCAACCTCTGCGCCTCAAACCGCGATGCCGATCTGTCGCGCGCGGTGCGCCAGTGGCTTCAAGTCAACGGAGATTAAGCATGCCATTTAAGCGCAAGCTCCCGCGCGATCGGGAAACCCTAGCGGCACATCTGAAATCAGGCCTGACGATCGACGGCATTGCCGAAGTGTACGGATGCGGGAAGGAGGCCACGCGGCGCGAGCTAGTGCGGCACGGCCTCATCGAGGCGCGCAGCCGCGCCGTCCTGTTGGCCGAGGCACTCGAGCGCGAGATTGCACCAGAGCCAACCAAGCGGGATGTTCTTTTAAAGTCCGACCGCACCACCTTCATGCGCGAGTTTTTCATGGCCGGAAAAGGCTTCGAGCTGCGGCCCCTCTCTCTGCCTCGCAACAGCATGCACATCGCGGCCATCGCGCCGAAATATCCGCAGATCATGGGAGGGCTGCGTCGATGACCATGTTCACCGAAGAGATCACGATCGATTTTGCCACGACGGAAGATGCAAACATTCTGGAGTGGATCAGTTCCGTTGGTCTCGCTCGCGAAACGGCGCCTGATCTGACCTTCCAGATGGATTTCGATATCACCCCGGATCTTGAGGACTTCAGCGACGAGGAGATCATCGATGCCTTCCGCGATGTGTCAGAGGCTAAAGGGAACTGGCTGTCGCGCACTTATCGCTTCATAGCAGAGGGCGACACGCGAGCCGCGCTAGAGGAATTGCACCAGCAGTTCCCGCAGGTATTGCGTCCTCCGCAGGCTGAACTCGCCCTCGTATTACGCTTAGGGACAGGGGGGGGTATGGCCCGTGGCTGACCCCTTCTTCCGTGTTCATCGCTCGCAGCTTTTCCCGGCGATCACGGCCGTCTTCGAGGCAGTCGACACGAAGGCGACAATTCCGATCCTCGCCAACATCCTTTTGCGGCCCGCTGGCGACCGGCTCTTCGTGCGCGGCACGGATCTCAATATCGAGATCGAGGCGGAGTGCGAACTGCTCGAAAAGGGCGATGGCATGGCGATAACACTGGATGGCGCAAAGCTTCGCGATGTTGTTCGCAACCTGCCCGAATCCGCCGAGATCGAATTCCTTCCGGGCGCTTTCGACGGCCAGGTGCGGTTGCGCGCTGGCCGCTCCAGCTTCTCAATCTTCAGCCTGCCGGAGCGGGATTTCCCATCAATCGCGCAGCATGTGAAGGGCGAACCCTTCGCGATCGACGTCAAGTCGGTGGCACAGGCCTTCGGCAAGGTGCTCTATGCGGCAGAGAACGCGTCGAGCGACCGCGTCTACCTGACCGGCATCTGCCTCCATCCCTATGAGGATGGCGAAAAGATCGCCATCGCTGCGACCAACGGCCGGTGCGTCGCTGTCGTTCGCATCCCGGCGAAGACGAGGGCCGACTTCCGCTCGATCATCCTGCCGGTCAAAGCCGCGACCGCGATCCGCAAATACATGGGCGAAGGTAAATCCGAGGCTACGGTTCGGATTTCGGAAACGCTGCTGCAGATCGAGTGCGACAGCATCCGCATCATCACGAGCCTCATAGACGGCACCTATCCGGATTACATGCGCGTCGTGCCAAAGGAAAATGAAAAGGTGATGCGGGCCACCATCGACACCCTATCGAACGCGACGCACCGCGTCTGCCTTGTATCGGGTGACACGGCCAAGGAGGCGCTTGTCCTCACCATGGAGGGCTCCGCGCTTCGCCTCGACCTGTCGAGCCGCGACGGCGAAACCGCAAACGATGAAGTCTCCGTGGAGTATGGCGGCGATGAATTCACGATCGGCTTCAACGGCACGCTGTTCGAGAAGACGCTAGAAGCGATCGCAACAACAGACGTCGATATCTTCTTCGGCGATCCGATTTCGCCGGCGATCTTCAAGCCGACCGCAGCGCTAGACGAGTTCTATATTCTCATGCCGATGAGGGTGAACGCATCATGACGCAGCTGCAAATTCTCCCTCCCGCGATAAGGAAGACCGCAGTCATCTCCGAGTGCGGCCGTTATCGCTACGAGCTGACGCGCGTATGGGAAACGGGCAGACCGCTTCTCGTCACCTGCATGCTGAACCCATCGACGGCCGACGCCGACAACGACGATCCGACCATCCGCGCGCTGATCCATTTCTGCAAGGCGTGGGGCTATGGCGGCCTATTGGTCGTCAACCTCTTTGCCTTCCGTTCGTCGAGTCCGATCGAGATGATGGCGCAGCTCGCGCCGCGAGGTCCGAAGAACGAGCAGTTCATTGGCCAAGCGCTCGGCGTTGCCCGCTCACAGAACATGCCGGCGCTCGCCGCATGGGGCGCACATGGCGCACACCACGCCGGACCGAACGATTGGGAAGGCGGGCAGGATTGGCTTTGCGGCGTCGCCCGCAAGCATACAGTCGATCTGATCTGCCTCGGCACCACGAAGGACGGCTTCCCCAAGCACCCGATGGCGCGCGGCACACACCGCATCGACAGAAACCAGCAGCCGGTCATGTTCCGGCGCGCGGCGGAGATGGCGTGATGGCCTCCGAAGCCGATGCCAAGCGCCTCACGAAGATCCGCACTCGGTACGAGGAGGCCAGTACCGATTGGTCGATCTCGGCCAACGAGAAGGAGCTGTTCGCGGTTCTGGCGCCGAAAACAGCGCCCGTCGCGATCGCCGAGATGACGATCGACTGCGGCTACGTGGATCGCGATTTTCTGCTGAACGCGCATTCCGACATCGGCTTCCTGCTGCGCCTGCTGAAGGACGCCTTCGCTGAAATCCGCCGGCTGAAGCCACCTGAAGATCCGCAAGCCGTCGAGCGCCGCAGCGCCGGACGAAAGCAACAGGAGATGGAAGCGCACAAGGACTACGCCGCCGAGTGCGCCATGAAGTGCGGCGACCGGCTGTTCCGCGCCTTCCTCGTCGACCGCTACCAGGTGCCCGATGTGGCCGACGCCGAACGCATCGCCGTCTCCGTCCGCAACATCCTTCGCGTCGCCTCCCGTGGCGAACTCAATACAGACCCCGCAGCTCGCGCCCGCTGGATCGACTTCCGCAGCGCCTTCGAAGCATGGAGAACGCACGTATGAGCGAAGATCGAGTCCGCGCATTGGCGCAGCAGCTCTGGGACGCCGTCTACAAGATTGCCGACCCGAGCACGATCGACGAAGTCCCGATCGAAAAGCAGGTCGACACGCTGCAGCTGATCGCCTGCGAAGCCCTCTCCTCCTACCCATCACCCGTACCTCAAGTGATGGGGATTGAATGGCCGGTCGGAGAGGCGGAAGTAGTCATGTACGACCCGCGCGCCGACCTTATGCCAAGGCGCGAGCCTCATAAGATCATCGATGCTTCCTTGTGGTTCATGGGCAAGGCGGAGATCGGCGAACGGCTCTATACCAAGGAACAGGTCGAGGAGGTAGTTCGGAACGCGGTCGCAGCCGAGCACGAGCGCTGCAACAAAATCGTTAGGGCAGCTTGGGGCGAGAATATCAGCCTCGAAAAGATGGAAGCCGCAACGACATGGCACGACATTGAGACGGTCCCGACTGATGAGCGGCTGATCCTCATCGGCAGTTACAATGGCCGGGACCAATGGTGCTCTGAAGTATGGAGCACCAGATATCTCCGCGACCAGTTCGCGAAGTCAGCCGATGGGTTCTTCATGAACGCCCCTCATCTGGAGTGGCTTCCGACGCATTGGGCCGAACTGCCTGCGCCGCCCGCTCTCGCCACCGCTTCGGAGGTGGAGGGATGAGTATCACCCTTTGGAAGCCAGAGCCGGACGTGCTCATTCATCAGGCACTTGGCAAGGCGTGCGAGGAAGCGAACGAGCTTTCTGGCATCCTAGCTCGTTGTCTCATCCAGGGCCTGAACTCAAGCGAGCCCGTCACCGGCAAGCCGAACCGACAGGCGCTGTCCGATGAGATCGCTGACCTTGATGCTGCGGTCCAGTGGCTGCGCGAGCTGATCGGCGACGAGTACGACGAAGCCCGAGCCGATCGCAAGCTGAGTGGCTTCCGGCGCTGGCAGCGCATGCTTGAGGAGGACATGCGAGACCTTCCCTACCAATGCGATGCGTGCTCGACGCCTGGTTACGGGCCAGATGCCCAATGCCGTTGCTCCCCATCCCCCGTAGAGAGGGAGGTGGGTAGCGATGGCTGAGAACGTCAAGGACACCGCTCGCGCGCTGAGCGCTACAAAGGCAATCATCGACGGACGCGACCCGGTCGAAAACTTCGCGGCCATTTTGGTCACAGCCGAACACGCCATCGCTACGGTTCTTCTCGCTTGCATGGCAGATCCACGGAAAGCCGCGGCCATGTTGAACGAAGGCTTGGTGCAAGGCGTCGAGCAACGACTTTCCTATTATGCGTCGAAGGGTGGGCGGTGATGTCGCGCCGCTCCACGATCCGCGAAAAGATCATGGCCCGCGTCCGTATTGACGAGACGACGGGTTGCTGGATCTGGACAGGCCCGACCTCCGGTGAGGAAGGTCGGGGCGCCGGCTATCCCCGCATGTCGTTGGGCGGGCAGACCGTCGCGGTGCATCTCGTCATGTGGACCAACGAGCACGGATATATTCCGGGCAAGAAGGAACTGGACCACGTCTGCCGCAATCGCCTCTGCGTTCGGCCAGACCCGAAGCATCTGGAGTTGGTCACCCGCAAGCGAAACGCCATCCGTCGAGAACAGGCGAAGCGCGGGATGCTGGGACACAATGGCGGCCCTCAAATGGTCTGCGAGGAGGCGTGAGATGAGTCGTGCTGCCTTCCGACAAGCAGACATGGAGCGCGTGATGCGTGCCGCCGGCCGCGTCGGCGCCTTCGTCCAGGTCGATCTAAAAACCCTGATCGCAACGATCATCCCAGCCGAGCAGCAAAAATTGGTTGACGGCGAGGGTAATGCGCTGGGCATTCTCCCATCGGGCAATTACGCCCCCGATGGAAAGGAAAATTGGGATGAGGAATGACAGGCCCGGTTACCAGTACCGGGCTAACAAGGACGGAACCCGCGTCCACTACTGGAACCCACGGCGAGCGGTGAAAGGGGCATCCAGCGCCCTTTCGATCATTCGCCTTCCTGACGACTTCACCGAGGATCAGATCAGCGTCGAGTGCCAAAGGCTGACAAACCAGCTGCGGCCCGAGGTGCGAAATGCCGGGAACGCTCCAACGTTCACCGGCACCATATCGTCGCTGATCGAGTGCTATCGCCACGACAAGACCAGTACTCTGCATGGCGTCAAGCATTCGACCCGTATCCGCGATTATGAGCCAAGCCTGCGGGTGCTGCAGAAGAACGTCGGCGATCGCGATATCAATGCCCTGAAGGCCTCCGACTTTACCCGCTGGTTTACCGGCTGGAAAAAGAAGGGCCATCGCAGGGCGTCAGGTGCAATCAAGCTCTTGCGCCTGATCTTATCGTATGGGGCGGGCGAGCGGCTGAGAGGCTGCAAGCAGGCCCGTGACATCCTCTCTGATATGCGCTTCGAGCAACCAGGCGAACGCACCGTCAAGATGACTTACGATCAGTGCCTGGCGATCGTGAAGAAGAGCGCCGAGTTGGAATGCCCCTCGATCGGCTTCGTCGAGGCACTGAAGTTCGAGACGGCGCTGCGTCGTATCGACGTGATCGGCGAATGGTCTCCACCTCCCGAGGGCGGAGAGTTCCGGTGGCGTGGCCTTACGGCGGGAGATATCTCGAAAGAGATGATCCTGACCCTAAAGACCAGCAAAACGGGAGCCGCTGTCGCGCGCGACCTGAACAGCTACACGCTCGTTACCGAGGCGCTGAAAGCCTACAAGCTTCCCGAGATCGGGCCAGTCGTCATCGACGAGGATTACGGCAAACCCTATTGGGAGAACCGCTACGCGGAGAAATTCCGCAAGGTTCGCGACGCCGCCGGCGTTCCCAATAACGTCTGGTCGATGGACACGCGCGCAGGCGCTGTTTCGGAGACCGTAGAGGCGACCGGTTCTCTGGAAATGGCGAAGGATCTCGCCACCCACACGACCGTCAAGATGACGAAAAAATACAGCCGCGGCGATGGACTCGAAGCGAGTCGCAGGATCGCCGAGGCCCGCGCTGAATCACGCAAGTGA